GGCATCATCGCGGAAACCGTCCACCAGCTTCTGCAAAAGCATTCTCGCGTGCTGGTGCGTGTGCTGCGCGGCAACCATGACATTCACTCCAGCATGACGCTCAACTTCGCGCTGGCCGAGCGTTACCGCAATGAGCCTCGGATCATGGTTGAGAAAGAGCCGCGCGATTTATTTATGATGCAATGGGGCAAGTGCGCGATCTTCGCCCACCACGGCGACAAGGGCAAGCCCGCGCAGATGGCGCTTTACCTGTCAGATGTCTGCACCTTCTGGTCGCAGACGCGCCACCGCCATTACCTGACAGGCCACGTCCATCACGATCAAGCAAAAGACCTTGGGCCGCTGCGGTTTGAGAGCCTGCGTGCTTTCTGTCCGCCTGATGCCTACGCCGCTGGCATGGGTTACGGCGCGAGGCGTGCATTGCAGTCTATCACCTTCCACAAGCAGGACGGGCTGGTGCTGCGTGCGCTGGACCCGATTGACCGTGATGAAAGATAAGCTGCCCATCGCATCCTGGCGCGTGACCCGCGACGGTTTGATGGTGACGATCAATCAGTATCACGGCGTGATACCATTCGGCCAATTCGGAGGCCTGGTGCTGGCTTTGGTCAGCAGGATGAAGGATCGTGAGGGGCGCGATGGTGGATGATAAGCCGTAGCGCAGTCTGATCTTCGACCAATACAAAACCGCAGGTTTCGTGTGCGCCCCTCGACGATGTTTTTAGCGGGTCAGCTTAACGCCTGCAACCGCTTTTGGTGCTGGATTTTAGCCAATGCTTTCTCGACTGCCGCCGGGCTGGCCGACCAGATGGCTGGCGTCTTTGGTTTCGGTTTTTCAACCGTCTCCTGCCAGAAGCGGCTGCGCGTTGACGGCATTTGCGGATCGAACTTCGACAGTGCCAGTTCGATCCCGAACCTTTCGCATGCTGCCGCGATGCTGCTCCGATGCATGCCAAAGCGACGGGCCGCCTGAGTTATATTGAGGCCCAAATCCTTTGCCTCTTGGATCATATCACGGGTTATACGTTTTTTGCCCCACATAGGCATTGTCCTTTATCCTGTTGATTTCTGGTAGATTTTGCTCGGCCATGTATTTCAATAGCTCGAACTGTTCGATGGTCAGCCACCAAGCCGGGCATTTGACATATCCCGCCAGCCTCAAGGCTCTCGCTCCGGGGCTGTTGGAGGGGTCACGCGGCATCGTCGGCCTTCACATTCGCCCGCAGATACAGCCGCTTCGACCCGGCCCCGCAGGTCGGGCATTTGGTTTCGCGGACCAGCTTGGTCAGCTTCCGCGTGTCCATCGGGAAGACCGCATCGGGGGTGCTGAAGTTGGTTTCGCAGTCTCCGCAGCGGAAGTGCATGCGCTTGTCTAGGTCGGTCATGGCAGCATCTCCACCTCAACGGGCATGGTGGTGCATTCCATGCTGTAGTCGTAGTCGAGGGCATCGCCCACGGGCACCATCGCCTTCTTGCAGGCTGCTTCGGTCAGGAACGGGATGCCGTAGGTGCTGCCGTCGAGCGGGCCGCCGTGCATCGTGATCCAGAGGATTGCGACGTATTCGATCATCTCTCTCTCCCTAGTGCTTCGTTTGCGTGCGATGATCTGCATCGTACACATCCGCACTTGCCCGCAGGCTGATCGAAATATCCTTGTGGCTCATGCCGCTCGTCTTTCCGAGGATGTATATCATGGCGATCAACTCAGACATGATCTGAGCCGGATCGTCCATGAAGACGCTGTAGATCGTCAGCGTCGTGGCGCACAGTTCACCCTCGTCCATCTCATCCGGCAGGGCATCCAGCAAGTCCTTCAAGTGAGCATCTGTCATGTTGTGACTAAGGCTCATGCTTTATCTCCCGGCAGATCAAAGCAGGTCAGCCGCACGACGCGCCCGGTTGCGAACAACTCGGACAGCTTGTTGGCTACGCTTTCGTCAGACATGTTCAGGTCTTCCGCGATCTCTTCGACAGTGGCGCGACCCTGATCCAGATTTTCCAAGATCAACTCTGCCAACGTATCGCGGCGGCCCTGCGGCTGCGGCGGCTGGATCGGCGCATCATCGTGCAATGCAATGCAAAGCCACGGCGTCTTGTCTGGCTGCTGGATGTTAGGGATCAGGCTGGCCATCATCTTCTTGCCGGGCCGCAGATCGGCGTCCAGGGACAGCTTGCTTGGGATAAACACATTCGCCGTCATGTCTTCCGAGCGGACAGCAAAGGCCGTCTTGGTGGCGAGGATGTTGGTGATTACGATTTCAGTCTGTTGCATCTTGGGCTTCCATTGCTGCGAGTTGTTTTTCGGCGTCACGTTTGTAATGAGCGAGGATGCCGATTTCCTCACCCACCCATGCAGGGCGAACCCCGGTTCCATATTTCCTTTCCAGATCTTCGATCTGCTCCCGCCGCAGTTCGATGTAGGCGAGAAGGTCTTGCTTGCTCATCACATGATCCCCAATCTGTCCAAGGCGAAGTATGATTTCTTGTAGTGCTTGATAAGTCGGTCTACGCGCTCGATCTTGTCTCTGACCTGAATGTGCGGTGTCGGCTGGTCTCCGGGAATATTTGTCAGCGTCTCGCGGTAATCCCACAGCGCGGTCAGCACGATGTGGGTATCCATTGCTCCAAGTTTGACAGCCATCACGCAGCCTCCCCTTTGTCCTTGGGCCACCCCATCTCGCGCAGACCCGCTACGACATACGGCACCAGCGCCGTCGATGCCTGCGCGGGCTTGGGTTCCTTGGGCGGCTCTTCCGGCAGGTACTTGTGAAGCTCCTTCTCAAGCAGCGTCTTGGCCTGCTTCAGGGTGCGGATGTCGTAGAACATCATCCTGAGCTTGTCCTCCATTGAGCGACGTGCCTTCCACTGCTCCTCGGCGGCTTTGGCAAGCTCGTAAATCTGATCGTGGACCTCGGCCACAAGCTCTCGGTCCTCCGGGTCGTCGTTGTGCCCGCAACGTACGACGTAAAGCCAGTCTCCAGCACCCTTCTTGCACTGCCAGAAGATGTAGGAGCCAGAAAGGTGGGTGTGGTTCGAGGCGTAGCGCGTAGCCAGCCAGTGGCGCATGTCAGGGTTGTCGTAGACCGCCCGCACCTCGGCAGGCATCTTCTCGATGGCCTTGGCTTGCAGAATAGACTGCGCCTGCGCGGCGTAGTCAATCATGGGGATGTCAGCCATGATCTTGCGGACTATCAGCTCTTTGTGGGTTTTGTTCAGGTTCATCTCACCACCCCATACCGTGGCCGATCAGCAGCAGGCCGTAGCCCACACCAAACAGCGCGATGACGGCGAAGGCCTCTGCGATGATTTCTCGGATCTTCATGTTTCTCTCCTATTAAAACGGCGGCTCTTCGCCGGGGTAAGTTGGTTTCCACTGGGGCGGCGCGTAGGCCGCTGGCTGGGGGCGGGGTGCTGGCTGGGCGATGACGCCCAGCCTGCTTAGTTGAAGTTCTAGTTCGGTCAATCCTTGAACCTTACGTTGGTTTTGTTGAATTTTGGGTGGTTGTCGTAGCGGCCAAACTGAACGTGAATTTTGCCGTCGGCATCGCTTCTGACCGATCCGTTCCACCACTTATTGCCAGTGTTGTAACGGCCTTCGATCCCATAAGCGAAAAGCCACCCGTATTTCTCAACCTTCAGGGCGCGGACGCGGCGGGTTTCGCGGCCCAGCGTCAGACCAACTGTGCCTTCTATGTCGCCCAATTGCGAAACGCCTGTCTGAGTGAAGCTGTCGCGGTCAATCGTGATGGTCATCTGGGTCATCCTTGTTTGCTAGTTCGTGTGACCACCATACAGCCTGCCGCGCACCGCGCAAGCCAGAAAATGCACTTGACGTAACTTTTTTTACACCATAAGCCTACAGCATCGAAACAAGGGAGAGCGCCAATGATGGCTCAAAGTCAAATCAGGCAGTGGTGTGCCAAGGACGGGCGCAAGCTTGGCTGGCTCGCCGACAAAGTGCCAGTTGCCAAATCCAGTCTATCCAGGTGGATGACGGGCCGCGTCGTGCCGTCGGCGGTCTACCGCCACAGGCTGGCCGACATCACGGGGATCGAAGACCTGCGCTTCGAGGAAGAGTGGATCACCGATGGAGCGATAGCATGAACAGGTCGGAAATCCTCGACACCGCCAAAGAGTACGTCACCAAGGATCGCGCCAGCACGCACGGTGACGCCGAGGCAAACTTCGGTTTGATCGCCGCGTACTGGTCTGCCCACCTTGGGCGCAACATCAAGCCGCACGACGTGGCCGTGATGATGACCCTGTTGAAGCTGGCCCGCGCCAAGTCGAACCCGGCGCACGCGGACAACTGGATCGATGGCTGCGGCTATCTGGCCTGCGGCGGGGAGATTGCCGGCAAGGAGAACGACATGCAGGCCAAGATGCTGGTCGGGTTGAGGGGCGAGGCTCTCTGATGGCCCTCTACATCGGGATCGACCCCGGAAAGACGGGAGCCATCGCTGTCATGGACGGTGACGACATGAGCGTGCGCGTTTATGACATGCCCGGCACGATAGAAGAAAAGCGCGCGATCCTGTCCGAGATCGGCAGCGTGCGGTGCGCTTGGATCGAAAAGCCATTCTTCCCGCGTATGATCGGCATCAAGAACGCCGTCACCATCGCGCAGGCTTACGGCGAGATGAAGGCCTGCCTGTTCTTCGCTGGCGTGCCGACGAATGAAGTGCCGCCAGCGACGTGGAAGAAGCACTTCGGCCTGTCCACCGACAAGGACGCATCCAGAGCATACGCATCAAGCGTGTTCCCGGATCAGTCCAATCTTTGGGCGCGCAAGAAAGACGACGGAAGGGCCGAGGCGGCTCTGATCGCATACTACGGATGGAGGAAGAAATGAGAATTAAGCTGACCAACCAATCTTACCACGCCCACCCCGCGATCTCGTCTTCGGACGTGAAAGCTGTTTACAAAACCTCACTGGCCCACTGGAAGGGCAAGGTTCGCAAGCCCAGCAGCGCCTTCGCTATGGGGTCAGCCGTCCACGCGTTTGTCTTAGAGCCGGAAGACGACCTGGTGCGCCGTGGCCCGGAAGATCGTCGCGGCGACAAGTGGAAGAAAGCGCAGATTGAGGCCGATCTGGACGGCCAGATCCTGCTGCCCGAGGCCGAGTTTGATTTGGCCGCCCGCATCGCTGATGCCGTCAAGGCTCACCCGGTCGCGGCCATGTATCTGGCCGATCCGACCTTCGTGGCCGAGGCCAGCTTCTTCGGCATCGATCCGGCTACAGGCACCGAAATCAAATGCCGGCCCGACGGCTATCTGCCCGAGGTCGGCCTTGTGTTCGACGTGAAGACAACCACCGACGCCAGCCCCGACGGCTTCCCGCGTGAGCTTCGCAAATACGCATACGACGTGCAGGCCGCCTTTTACCTGCGCGCCCTGCGTGCCGCTGGCTACAAAGCCGACACCTTCATGTTTATCGCGGTTGAAAAGGAGGCACCCTTTGCTGTCGGTGTCCACGCCCTTACCGACCGCTACCTGGGCCACGCCGATCTGATCGTGACCCAGACCCTCCAAAAGATCAGCAACGCCACCGCAGTTTCCGACTTCACAACGGGCTGGCCACTGATTAACCATATCGATCTGCCACGCTGGCAGGCCGAGACCACCGAAGACGATGTTTTCACCGAAACCGTAGACTTCTGAGACCACAAGCCAGAGAGGAGCAAACCAATGGCTAACAACGATGACTTCCACAAGGTTCTCGCCAAGAACGTGACCCTTCAGTATCCCAAATTGAGCGGCACCTTCCGCTTTAACACCCAAAAGCAGGCCAGCGAACCCTGCGCGCCCACCGCATCCAACGCGGCATGGAGCGTGGCATTCGACATGCCCAAAGAGCAGGCCAAGCCGCTTTACGAAGAACTGCGCGCCCACTATGAGGCTTGCCGCTCGCGCAATAGCAAGATGCCCCAATTCAAAACCATCTTCGGCATGAAGAAGCTGAAGGACGAACACGGGAACGAAACCGGGATCGTCCAGTTCGCCGCCAAGCGCAACGGCATGAAGAAGGACGGCACGCCCAACAAGGCACCCACCGTCATCGACGGGCAGAAGCAACCGCTGGCCGATCTGGCCTTCTGGGGCGGCTCCAAAGGCACCGTGCGCGCGTGGGCTGTCGCTGTGATCGATCCCGATGGCAACGGCGGCATCTCCCTCCTGCTGGACGCGGTGCAGGTCACAGAAGCCCGCTACGGCGACGGCGGCATGGATGACTTCGACACCGTCGAGAGCAAGGCCGATCCGTTTGAGCAGGCCCGTAAGCCGCTGGATGACGCCAAGCGCGAAAGCATCAAGCAGGAACTAGACGACGAGATCCCGTTCTGACAATAAAAAGAACCCCGGCGTGAGACCAACGCGCCGGGGTTCAGTTAAGGCAGGCGGAACCGAGGGAGGAGCAGGTTCCAGATGTGTGAGAGCAACCCAACACAAGGAATACTTTAATGCAGTCTATATCTGGTGGCAAGTGTCGCGGTGGCCACAATGTCTGATATCCGCTTCCTGACAGCCCCCGGCTCTTTTCACACCCTGATCGACAAGCCCGGCCAGGTTTATCCCGGTATTTCTTGGGCCGACATCGCCCGCATGGTTTCCACACCGCAGGCGAAAGAAAAGATCGACGCAGACTTTTTCATTCCCTCAACCTACCGTGAACACGACGGCAGATCGCACGAAGCCCAGCGCGAGCGTGGCGCCTTCCGTATGCTGGCCCTCGACATCGACCGGGGCAACCCGAGCCTAGACGACGTGCTGGCCGCCGTGGAGGCCGTCTGTGGCCCCGTCAGCCTGCTTGCCTACTCATCCTCCGGCGCGACACCAGAGAACCGCAAGTGGCGCGTCCTGCTGCCGCTGGCCGGCGCTCTATCCGGCGCTGACTATGAGTTGGCCCAGACCGCCCTGTTCGATCTGCTGCATGCCAATGGCATACACCCCGACGGCGCTTTGGCGCGCTGCGGGCAGCCGATCTATCTGCCTAACGTGCCGCTGGCCAAACGCAATCCAGATCTCACCCCGATCTTCTACCAACACCGCATCATCCGCGCCGGCACGCTGCGTCTGGATGCCGACAGCGCCATCCGACAAGAGATCGACCGCAGGCTCGAGCAATACCGCCTCGCTGCCGAGCAGGCCGACCGGGCGCGTGCCGAGCGTGAGCGCCAGCGTGCCGAGCGCCGGCAGAAGTTCCCAGATCAGGTCAGCCCGGTCGATGCCTTCAACGCTGACCACACCATCGAGGATCTGTTCGCCCGCTACCAATACGAGCGGCGCGGATCGTCCCAGCATTACCGTTCGCGGTATCAAACCAGCCCCAGCTTCGCTACGCAGAACTTTGTGACCCATTGGGTCAGCCTGTCTGGATCGGACGCCGCCGCTGGTGTTGGCAAGTCGAAATCCCTCGGCGAAAATTCCTATTGCTGGGGCGATGCCTTCGATCTGTTCGTCCACTACGAACACGACGGCGATTTCGACAAGGCCGTGCGCGCCTATGGCCTTGAGATCAGCCCGGCCAAGGCCGAGATCGAACTGCCCGAGAACGGCATGGATGATTTCGACTATGTGGCCCCGCAGGCTGCGCAGGAGGCACCTGCCAGCGCAGAGGCCGATGACATAGACCTCGACAGCTTCGACACCCCGGACGCCCCCGAGGCGGCCCCGGATTGGCCCACGCTCTACGATATGTTTGACGAGGCCAGCATCGAACCGCGCCGCTGGATATACGCCCACCATTACCTTCGATCCTTCGTCAGCGTGCTGGCATCGGCAGGCGGCATCGGCAAGACCTCGCTCCAGATCGTGGAAGCCCTCGCCATCGTCACAGGCCGCCCGCTGCTGGGCGAGGAAGTCAAAGAGCGCACCAACGTGTGGATCGTCAACCTTGAAGACCCGCTCGAAGAGATCCAGCGCCGGGTTCTCGCTGCAATGCGGCATTACGGGATCAAGCCCGCCGAGGTCGAGGGCCGCCTGTTCGTCAACGCGGGCCGAGACTTTAGCCTCAAGTTCGGCATCCAGACACGCGAGGGCGTCCTGCCCAACACCAAGCTGGTCGAATACCTGTGCGCCAAGATCCCCGAAAAGCAGATCGGCTGCGTGTTCATTGACCCATTCGTCGGCGCGCACAACATCAACGAGAACGACAACATGGCTGTGAACGCCATTGTGGCAGAAATAAGGCGCGTGGCTGACGAGACCAAATGCGCCATCGGGCTTGTCCATCACATCCGCAAGGGCAACGGCGAGGATGCCAGCATCGACAGCGTGCGCGGCGCAGGCAGCCTGATCGGGGCGGCCAGGGCTGCGCGCGTGGTCAACAAGGTCTCAGAGGACGACGCCATGAAGCTGGGCGTGGACATGGACAAAGCCAAGGGCATCTTCCGCGTGGACGATGGCAAGGCCAATCTGGCCCCGCCTGCGGACAAGTCAACCTATCGCCAGATGATCGGGGTCAAGATCGACAACGGCGAATGGATCGGGGTTTGCGTGCCGTTCGACCTGCCAGACGAATGGAAAGGCATGACTGATGCCGTCGTGAACGAAATGCTGCGGATGATCGAACTGGGGCCGAGGACAGATGACGGATCTCAGGAGTATTACTCCATCAGGCCGCAAGACAAAGACCGCTTCGCCGGGCGCGTCATCACGACGTTCGCATTTGACGATCCAGCCCACATGAAGAACGACGGACAGGCCAAACGCATCATCAAGACGTGGCACGACAAGGGGCTGATTGAGGAGTTCGAATATCGCTCCGAAAGCCAGCGCAAAGACCGCAAAGGTGTGCGCCCTGTGGGCCGTGTTGGGGAGCAGTTTTGATGTGCGCCACTTTTGCGCCGCTGTTGACATAGTGGCGCACCAGTGTATCATGGCGGCATAATTAAACCCCATGATGGAGTTCATGATGCACGATCTGGAAAAGGCAAATTTGCTTGTAGCTATCAAGCGGGCGGAGGTGTCAATTCTCGATGCCTCTGAAGGCGCGGATATGGTTGAGCCGCTTGCAATGGCTATCAAGCAAATGTCGGCGGCATATGAAAAGATCATGCTGCATAAGGCACGCGGCACCGCCGATGCAAAGAGGTTCAAGAGAACCCAGCGCAACAACACGTCAGGCTCAAAGGGCGTGACATTCAATAAGTCTGCTGGGAAATGGCAGGCCAAAATAGGCGACGGAACTGGCCGAGCAAAGCATCTCGGATATTTCGAAAACATGGACCAAGCCATCATGGCGCGTACCAAGGCCGAGGCCGAAAATTGGGGAAAGCGCAACTGATGCGACACTGCGCCGCTGGATTTAAAAATGGTGTTTTACCGGCGCACCAGCGGCGCAAATCAACTGCGCCGCTGGTGATTTCGCCCTATAGGGTAAACCCAGCGGCGCAGAGCGCGCCACTGCCGCCTGCCTAGCGGCGCGGCAGAGGCGCACGCGCTGGGTTTACCCGTAACAAGGGCGAACCCGAAAATGAAAACGAGAGGAGCAAAACGATGGCACAGAGACCAACACGCCAGAAGAAAGATGACCGCATCCTGCACAAAGGTGCGACGGCCAATGAGATCAAATCGGACCTCGCGCTGGCACCCTTCGACGCGGCTGTCAGAGAGATGGATCGCAAGTGGGGCGTGGACCGCCTGCCCGAGCTTGTCTCGGTCGAGAGCGCCGCGAAGTGGGGCAAGGCGATGGCTGGCCTGAACGCCGCCATCGACGCACAAGATCCCGACAAAACGAAATTCTGGGTGGAGATCTGTCTGCGTGGGCTGACCGCGATGGACGCCGAAGCCGTCAGCCTCGGTCGGTCTGTTTCCGATCCTGACATCTGGGAGTATGAATATGAGGGAACGATCTTCGGCATCATCGAGGATGGCAGGGAATGGCCGGCAGCTTACGCCAAGCGTCCAGGCATCGCGATACACACGATGAGAGAATGCGCCATCGCCCTGCACGAACACCGCAACGGGCTGGTGAACGCGGTGAAGCTGGCATTCCCCGGCGCAGAGGTGAAGGCGGTCAGACGCGCGCCGCAGGATCTGGAAGACGATTTTGATTTTGGGGATGTCATCGAATGAGCAGCACGATCTATATCACCGGCGAGACGAAGCCGGATGCCTTCTACCGCGCGCTGGCCGAGGCGCAGAAGGGCGACCGCATCGTCTACCATGTCGGCCAGACCTGCGGCGGCCTGCATCGCCACGCGGCTGCCAGAGCAGAGACCGACAAGCTGGTCTTCCTGTTCTGCAAGCGCGAGGGCGTCGGACAGTTTGCATATTTGGCGGTGAAGCGTTAGAATGCGCCCAGCGACCGGGCAGCATCGCCCGAGATGAGGTGAGCAATATGCCAGCAGGCAGGCCGACAAAGTACGATCCAGCCATGTGCGATACCGTGATCCAGTGCGGGCGCGACGGCA